CCGAATTTCTCGGACTCTCCGTTCAACCTTTTAAGGAACTGCAATGAACTTCAACTTTTCGCTTAACGAACTCGAATCGTATGCCCTTTCCACCTCTCGGTGGGATGAGTACTATAATTCTGTTCGTAAGGATCACGGGTATCAACCCGGTGATTATCTTTCCGCCGACCATGCCTACGAGTTGCTCCAAAAGAGCTATATTGTAGTTAAGGATGAGTGGCAAGACGAGTACTTCTTCATTGGTCGTGAACGATTCGACTTGTCGATTATCGAACACGCCTTTGAGGTAGTAATGACTATGGAACGTCTGAAGCGTGAGCTTCAGTACATTCATATTCATGGGATGAAGTCTGCGCCCGATGCACGTAAAGTGCGCCGGGAGCTGGCAGCTCTCCTCTCTAGTGTTGAATGGTGAATCTGATTAATTTCGGGTTCTTTCTGTCTATAACCTTTTCCAAAGGGTTATAGCCGGTGTTAACCGGAGGCTCTGTTCTTTTGGGACATCCTACGTTTCCCCACTATCCTTGGAGTAATCATGCAAGCAAAAAACGAAAAGGCTTCGCGCCTTAAAATCTACACTATTTATCCTTCGGGAGACGAGACTAAAACCCTCGTTGACCAATGGACTAATACTGTAGTTCGTGCTGGTATGAACTTAGGGGATCGGAAGAAGCCAACCGCTTTTTCTTACACTGCCGCAACCTACGTGAATAACTACGAGGGCGAAGTAGTAGAACTCCTTAATGGGAATACTATTACACGCACCGTAGGTCCTCAAACGGGGTTGTCGACAGGAGGCCTTCACAACCGCTTAATCAACTCTATTCCGGATATGAAGAACTTTCTGTATAACAAAGCCCTGGATCGTCTCAATGAGAAGACTCGGGGTCAGTTAGACATGTCGATTAATCTGTTCCAAGCGGGACAGATTAAGCGTATGTTGCAGAATGTTCATCGTCTGGATGAGCTGTTTAAACATTCTAAGACGCGTATTGGTGATAAGAATCATCGTACGCTCGAAGATTGGTTAAAGGACTCGGGGAACAACTGGCTCCAATGGCAGTACGGTTTCAAACCGCTGGTGCAGGATATCTACAATGCGGCTACCGAGTTACATCGGCATGCCACAGATGGAGAAATCACTGTGTCTGCGAGTGCGAAACTGGAGATTGGAAACCAGAAGTTGAGCGGTAGCTTGTACTCACCTCTGAATACCATGGCCGACGTTTCGGGCGTTCAAGGTTGTCGCTTCCATATTAAGCTAAAAGATCCCGGCGGGTTTGACATCTCACGATGGTCAAGCCTTAATCCGGCATCTATAGCATGGGAGCTACTTCCTTATTCGTTCGTCGTCGACTGGGTGTATGATGTAGGTAGTACTCTTCGCTCGCTTGAAACGGCATTGTTGTACGGGTCTAGATTCGTCAGCGGGTATTATACTGAAATGTGGGCCTGGAAAGGCTCTCATGCAGTAAATGGAGTTGCAACGAACGGTGCTTACCGTACGTTGTTCCGTAATGTCCGATCCGATTCTAAATACGTGCGCTTTAGTCGTGTGCCACTTGGGAGTTATCCCTTCCCGCGTATGCCCACCTTTAAGATCCAGCTTGGATCTGAGAGGTTGTTATCCGCGGCTAGCTTGCTATCTCAGAATATTTCTGAAAGCAAGCGGGAAAAGGTTCTTCGTAAGAAGATCTTTGTCCCTTAATTAGTGTCTACACTAGAAAGGTTTGTGATGCCACAAGCGTCCAACATCGTCCTCGCGGACGCGGCAGGAACCCCTGTCAATCACACATTTGTGCCTAACGGTAAAGATGCCCAAGAGACCTTCTGGTTCCTCGATCGCAGTCTTGCGAATGCGATCGGTTACTGGAAGATCTCGGTTGAGTTCAAAGAGCCTCCGGCTGCCAAAGCCGGTCAAAACTCTTCTGAACGCACATACCGCATCCGAATCGGTCTCCATGAGCCCGTTCTCGAAAATATTTCCAACTCTACGATTTCGGGCATTGCGCCCGCTCCGACCGTTGGTTATATTCCTCGAGTGTTCACCGAGTACGTTTTGCCTGAACGAACGAGTCTCCTCGATCGTCAGCATATCCGAAAGATGAACGCCAATCTTCAAGCTAACGCTCAAATCGTTACTGTCGTTGAATCTCTCGAACGTTTGTTCGGTTGATTCTTCGCAGTTCGATTTAACGTTTTGAAGAAAGGGCTTGTTGGATGTCTCATAACACTAGTGATAGTGCTCTCTGTGAAGTTATTTCACGGATTTGTGAGCGAATCGGTTCAACCCGTGCAAAGGATCTGCAATTAGCTTTCAGTCTGAATAGGCCGATCGCAAAATACTTTCCTTCGCACGAGACAACAAATGTCGTTGACTTTGCTGGAGATTACTTTATTTCGAAAATCCTTTCCAAATGGATAGGGTGGGACAATAAGGGCGTTTCCAAAAGAGCAGCGGCACTCATCGGATGGGAATCTGATGAGGTCCTGAACCAATCTACCAATCGTCGATTACTGAACCTTCAGAGGGGATCCGGTTTTCCCGGCAGTGACATGACAACTATCATTTCGATAGCTCAGCGTCACATCTCTAAAGTTTTAGGTAATTTTCGTTTGCGAAAGGTTCTTGACAGTTGTCGTTGGGGTCCTGGTGCGACGTGGGATTACCCACGTGGCACGTCACGGGACACAAAACTATCCGGAAGGATGTCGACGACTCGAGAGGCTCAGCCCTTCATGAAATTACTGATTGAATGTGATCCCAATTGGTGCGAAGCCATAACTGGCTTTTATCCATCTGGACCATTTTCTTTAGTGAAATCATTTTGGGAATTTACTGATGCCGCTCGTTTCTCGACGGTCCCGAAAGACTTCGACAAAGACAGATGTATCGACATGCAGCCCACCGCAAATGGTTATTTGCAGCAGGGAGTGGGTCAGTACATTCGTCATAAGTTGAAGAGCGTCGGGATCAATCTGAACTCGCAAGAGACGAATCAAGAACTTGCAGCTTCTGCATATTTCTTGAATCGAGCGACTGTAGATTTACAGTCTGCTTCAGATTCCGTTACTTACCAGCTCGTGTCGCTTCTTATTCCACCCGATTGGTGTCAGTACTTGTGTGCTTTACGCACTCCGTACACTCAGTTCGGACGTCGAGGCCCCAAGCGAAAAATTGAGAAATTTTCTGCTATGGGAAACGCCTTTACGTTTGAACTGGAGACGCTGATCTTTTGGGCCCTATCCCGGGCCTGCGTGGAGTTTGAAGGTGTCAAAGACGACATAGTATGTGTTTACGGCGACGACATTATCGTTAACAGTAATGTTTACGAGAAATTAGTCTATGTATTATCATACTGTGGCTTCCGTGTTAACGAATCTAAGAGCTTCCGCTCTGGACCGTTTTACGAAAGTTGTGGGAAACACTACTTTATGGGTAGTGACATCACACCAGTCTATCAGAAGAAATTGGTTAATTCTCCTGAAGAATGCATTCGCTTTCATAACCGTTTGGTTAGATGGGGCGAACGCATACACGGTGATCCTTGGTTTTTCGATGAAGCACTCATTCTCATTCAAGCTCTTTATTTCGACACCTGTCGAAATCGAATCTTGAGAGAGAGTGATCTTCCTCGTATTCCCTTGGACACAGAGGGCGATGATGGGTTTCTTTCACCTGAAATCATGTTTAAACGCGATCAGAATGGAGGTTTTTATACCTTCGTTTTGCGTAGCGTTTCAAAAATGACTCTTCGAGTGAATAATGCTTCCTATCTTCAACTTAAGCTGAACGACAGACACTACTCTAATGGTCACCCGCGAGGGTGGCCTTCAGATAACGTCGGTCGGGGTAGATGGCTCCTAAAAAGGGCCTATTTCTACCGGTAACGTTAGTAGCTTGGTCTCACGACCTTGCACCCGCGCGTTGAACAGAACTGTCAACGCGCGGGTTCCTTCCCGGCTTAACTGCCGTTGGAGGTACCCTTTGGGTACTGTAAATGGG